TGCTGTCCCGCCGCAAGGCCAGGGCGTCGTTCACCGGCTACTGCGAGTACCGGCTGCCGCCGGACCAGAAGATGGCCGCGCACCACCACCTGCTGGCCGATGCGCTGGACGAGGTGGAGCGCGGCGAGTGCGACCGCCTGCTGGTGATGATGCCGCCAGGCTCGGCCAAGAGCACATACGGGTCGGTCTACTTCGCCGAGTACTTCGTCGGCCGCAACCCCCAGCTCAGCGTCATCGCAGCCAGCCACACCGCGGAGCTCGCTGAGCGGTTTGGTCGCCGGGTGCGCAACGGCGTGGCCGACCAGCAGTTCAAGACCCTGTTCAACGTCGAGCTCGCAGCCGACTCCACCGCCGCTGGCAGGTGGTCGACGAACCATGGCGGCGAGTACACCGCAGTGGGCGTGGGCGGATCCGTCACCGGGCGACGCGGTGACCTGATCATCGTCGACGACCCGGTGCGCAGCCGCGAGGACGCCGACAGCGAGCGCATCCGCGAGAAGACCTGGGACTGGTGGGTCAACGACCTGATGACCCGCGGCAAGCCCGGCTGCCGCATGGTGGTCATCATGACCCGCTGGCATGAAGACGACCTGGCTGGCCGCCTGCTCGAGCGCGAGCCCGAGAAGTGGCGCGTCATCAAGCTGCCGATGATCGCGGGCGAGAACGACCCGCTCAAGCGCAAGCCCGGCGAGCGCCTGTGGCACGAGTGGTTCACCGACGAGATGGTGCAGCAGGCGCAGGCCGATCCTCGGTCGTGGATCTCGCTGTACCAGCAGGAGCCCAGGCCGACTGAGGGCGCGGAGTTCCGCCGCTCGTGGATCTGCCGCTACAACGACAAGCCGACGAAGTCGAACAAGGTCATCCTCGTCGACCCGGCGGGCGACCCGATGAACAAGAGCGGCGGCAAGCGCAAGCTGTCCGACCGCACCGTGATGTGGGTGGTCGCCCTGGCGCCAGACCAGAACGCCTACATCGTCGACGGCATCATCGATCGGCTGAACCTCACGCAGCGCGTGGACAGGCTGTTTGAGCTGCACCGCAAGCACAAGCCCATGCAGGTGCGCTACGAGCGCTACGGGATGATGGGCGACGTCGAGGCGATCCGCGCCGAGCAGGAGCGCCGGCAGTACCGATTCAAGGTCACCGAGGTGGCCGGCGCGGTCGAGAAGAACGCCCGCATCCGCCGGCTGATCCCCTGGTTTGAGGGCGGGCGCATCTGGTTCCCGCAGCAGCTCAAGTACACCGACGTGCAGGAGCGCGAGCACGACCTGATCCAGGAGCTGATCGAGGTCGAGTACGCCACGTTCCCTGTGGGCCGGTTCGATGACGGCATGGACTGCCTGGCCCGCCTGGCAGAGCCGTCGCTGATGCTGCCGTGGCCCGATGAAGAGATGGACGTGCCAGTCGGTGCGCAGGCTGCTTGGGCCGTGATGGACGAAGTCGCCGGCTATTGAGGAAACACCATGGACCCCAAAGACATCCCCCAAGACGTGGCCATCATGGTCGGCGATCAGCTCATGACGCCCGACCAGTTCGAGGCCATGAAGCGATCCGAGGTCGAGCGCATGCAGGGCCTGTTCGTGCAGATGCGCGACAAGTGGGTCCAGCACCGCGCCCAGTCCGGCGTCGAGCGCCGCTGGCGCAGAGCCACCGACCTGTACTTCGGGGAGCGCGAGGAGTCCGACAACGGCTTTGAGTCCACGCTGCGCAACGGCCCGCCCGCTCGCAAGGTGCAGGACGGCAACCGCTCCCGCGTGGTCGTCAACATCGTGCGCCCGAAGGTCGACCAGGCCACCGCCCGGATGTGCGAGATCCTGTTCCCGGTGGACGACCGCAACTGGGCGATCAAGCCCACGCCGCTGCCCGAGATGGCCGAGCGGGTGGGCGACAAGCGCGCCACGGTCGACCCGGCCACCGGGCAGCCCACGGGCCTGACCGCAGACCAGGAGGTCAAGGTCATCCTCGAGGCGGCGCAGCAGGCCGCCGAGGGCATGCAGCGCGCCATCGACGACAACCTGACCGAGTGCGGCTACAACGGTCAGGGCCGCAAGATGGTCGAGGACGGCGTGCGCCTGGGCACCGGCATCCTGTTCGGGCCCTTCCCGTCACGCACCTCCAACAAGGTCTGGCTGCCTCAGCCTGATGGCACGCAGGTGATGGAGATCAACGAGGGCATCGCCCCGGCGTCCGAGCGCGTGGACCCGTGGGACGTGTTCTTCGACCCGTCGTGCGGCAACGACCACCAGGCCGGCCGGGGAGTGTTCCGCCGTCGCATGGTCAACCGCAAGGCGCTGCGCAAGCTGGTGGGCCTGCCCGGGTACGACTCCGACGCCATCCGCGACGTGCTGCGCTCGGAGCCCAGGTGCATCCGCGTGGCCGAGGGGCGCATCACCCGCCAGGCGCTGTACGACGACAGCTACGAGCTGTGGGAGTACCACGGCGAGGTCGAGCCAGACGAGATGGAGGCGCTGTCCGAGCGCACCGGCGACCCGCTGACCGACGTCGACTTCGGCGTGCTGGTGATGGTCAACGACAAGGTGATCGGCGCGCTGCCGTCCTGGGTGGCCGACAAGACCCTGCCGTGCGACATCTGGTGCTGGCGCAAGGCTGACGACTCGCCCTACGGCTACGGGTTGCCCGACGAGCTCGAGCACCAGCAGCGAGTGGTCAATGCCGCCTGGCGCCAGGTCATGGACAACGGCCGCAACACCATGGGCGGCCAGATCGTCGTCAAGAGGGGCATGGTCATCCCGATCAACAACAGCTACGAGATCACGCCCAACAAGATCTGGCTGGCCAAGGACGAGCTCGACGACGTGCGCTCGGCCTTCAGCGTGTTTGAGTTCAACAGCCACCTCGAGGAGCTGCTGGGCGTGGCCAATGCGGCCATGACGTTCGCCGACCAGGAGTCCAGCATGCCGCAGATCTTGGGCGGGCAGCAGGGCAGTGCGCCCGAGACCGTGGGCGGCATGGTCATGCTCTACAACAACGCCAGCGGCGTGCTGCGCCAGCGGGTGAAGCTGTACGACGACAGCGTCACGCGGCCGCACATCAGCCGTTACTACGACTGGCACATGGCCAACAACGAAGACCCGGCCATCAAGGGCGACTACGAGGTCGACGCCCGCGGCAGCACCGCCCTGGTCGAGCGCGACATCCAGAACCAGGCGCTGCTGAACCTCGCCAACATCACCAACAACCCGCGCTACATCCCGCACCTCAAGGAGCGCGAGGAGCTCAAGGCGATCCTGAAGGCCTTCAAGGTCAACCCCGAGGAGTTGATGAAGGACGAGGAGACCGTGCAGCAGGAGATGGAGGCGCAGGCCCAGCAGGGCATGCCCGAGGATCCGCGCATGGTGTCTGCGCAGATGCAACTGCAGGCCAAGCAGCTCGAGCTCGAGGACCGCAAGGAGCAGCGTGCATTCGAGCAGGCTCGCAACGAGTCCGACATGCAACTGCGCCGGGAGACGCTGGCCTACAACAACGCACGCGAGCAGTCGGAGGCCGAGATCGCATCGGTGGACGCGCAGCTCTCCCGCGAGATCGCGATCGCCAAGATGCAGCAGGACGGCCAGATCACCCGCGAGGAGATGGAGTCCAAGTCGCGCCTGGAGCTCATCAAGATCTCCGACCAGCGCGAGCGGTTCAACGCCGAGGCGATGCTGCGCGTGCGCACCGGCCAAGGCATCTGACGAAATATCACAATACAATTACCCGACGTGGTAGGAAGGAAGCATCATGCCCAACCTGTACATCACCGAGTTTCAACAAGAAGGCGTTGACGCGATGGGTCGCATCATGCCCGTGGCCAAGGCTCCCCCGACGGCGGAACAGGTTGTGACGTTCACAGCGTCGAGCACTCAAAGTGCCACGCTAAACGCATCAACGACGCTTGTGAGGCTACAGGCCGATGACACCTGCAGCGTCTCCTTCGGAACCAGTCCGACCGCGACTTTGAGCAGTATGCGCATGGCCGCCGGACAGGCTGAATACTTTTGTGTTCAAGCCAATAGCGGACTCAAGATTGCTGCAATAACCAACAGCTGAATTGTTATGTTTTTAACAGCAGCTGGCCGCATGGGCCGTGTAGCAATGGGCGGGCAGATTGCACCGTCTCCTACTACCGGTTTCCTGCTCCAAGAAGACGGCTCATTCCTCCTGCAGGAAGACGGCTCCAAGATCATCATCACAGCATTTTTCGGGCTTGCGCAGGAAGACGGGTTCTACATCCTGCAAGAGAACGGCAGTCAAATTTACGCCTAAGAGGTCAACATGCCAGATCTGAAGATTTCACAACTCCCGGTAGCCACCACGCCTCTTGCGGGCACTGAGCTTGTTCCCATCGTCCAGGGTGGCACGACGGACCAGACGACGGTCCAAGCCATCATGACCAGCACGGTGCCCAGCGGCACCGCCAACGGCGTCCTGTACCTCAACGGCAGCAAGGTGGCGACGAGCGGGACGGCAATGATTTTTGACGGCACCAATCTTGGAATTGGTGTTAGCCCTGTTGGAAAATTGGATGTCTATGCGACCGGGACGACTATTGGGTATGTTCGTACGGCCAATCAAACGCTAAAACTCACTGCTGACGATTCGGGCAACAGGGTTGATCTAGCCAACGTGGCTGGAAACCCAATGTCGTTCACGATTGGCGTAACTGAAGGCATGCGCCTGACCTCCACAGGTCTGGGGATTGGGACGAGTTCGCCGTTAAGCAAGCTGGTTGTATCAAACGGCTCAAATAAGAATTTAGAAGTTCAACCCGGTGCTACAACATACTTAATCGCATATGACAGAACTGCAGGTGATTATTTGCCACTTGATATTAGTGGCGAAATTCTGACATTTGGTACAGACACCGGCGGAGAAAAGATGCGTCTCGACGCCTCCGGCAACCTCGGCTTGGGGGTGACGCCGAGTGCTTGGGGAAGCACATGGAGAGCACAACAGTTTTCTAGCTGGGGCGCGGTTGCGGTAGAGACTTCTTCTACTGGCGAGTTGTCGGTATCAAATAATACTTACGCAAGCGCGGTTTCAACATTCAGATATATAGGCTCATTCCCGGCAACAAACTACCGCCAAGCCAATGGAGCGCATGCGTGGCTCACCGCCCCCTCCGGCACCGCAGGCAACGCGATCAGCTTTAGTCAGGTAATGACGCTGGATGCGAGTGGGAATTTGCAGCTAGGCGCTACCAGCGGGTCTGGTAACAGGCTGAATGTTGTTGGTACAGGTGGTATCCGCGTCAACGAAGACGGGGCAAGCACTAAGGTCATTACGATTCGCAGCGATTATGCTGGCATTGACCCCTCAGTGATGGTAAGCAGCAATCACGGACTGCTATTCGGCACCAACAACACCGAACGCGCCCGTATCACCAGCGGGGGGGATTTGCTGGTGGGACAGGTTGGAACTGGTCCGCTCAACAGCAATAGCTTAGCTATAGCCCCTGCCAATACGGGTGGCATCGACTACAACCATGTGAATGGCACAGCCAGCGGCATCATGTATGCCCGCTTCAATCTGAATGCCACGACCATTGGCTCCATCACCCAAGATGGCACCACGGCAGTCCTCTACAACACCACATCCGACGCTCGGCTGAAGACCAACATCGTCGATGCGCCAGAGG